ATGATTGTACCCAGTCCGGTTGGTTTCCCATCGGGTCCAACTTCCGGCATGTTAGGGTCTCTGACAAGGTTTGCTTCTAGTGTCTCGGCGGCTATTGCCGATAATTCACTGTCGTATTCCTCTCTATCGGGGTTAAAGACGGGCAGTTCGTTTAGAACCTCCCATGCTTCTGTCCCGACGACTGTTTGCGCATGAACGACGCGGTCTTTGTAGTCTCGCATTTGAAGCTGTTGCTGCAAAGCAAGTTCGGCGGCCTGGGCTACCGTGTAAACATCGCCGGTATCGGGATTGACCGTTTCGGCCAACTCCTCAACTGTTTGAGGCGCATAAGTTTCAGATGTCAATTTGTCAATTTTTTCCCGTAGCTCCCGGTTCTCGTTGGCTAGTTTTTGAAAACGACCTTGAGATTTGGGTGTTAGGGGTTTGTCGCTTAGCGGCTCTGTGTCTGTTTCCTCTTCCTTTGGTGTTTCCTCGGGTGTCTCTGTTTCTGTTTCCTCGGGTTCGGCTTTCGCCTCTTCCTTCGCTACTTCAGGTTCTTCTTTAGCCTCTTCGGCTTTCGCTTCGGGCTGCGCTGGTGTCGATTCAGCTTTAGGGGTTTCCTGCTCCCCGTCAAAAATATCCGGAGTAATCTCCGTATCTACGACAGTGGCATCATCATCTGCCATGTTTTTCCTTTCTTTTTACGCCGTACCTCGGCGAGGGAGAGTTTGATGGACTCCGTTGTGGCCGTCATTTTGTGTTGGGTGAGCAACTTTTTTGGGCGACCACAGCGCAATCCACTAATCTTTGCCGTGACTACTAAGTAGGCTTTCGATGTACTCCTTCTCTGCTTCTAAAACTTCAACTATAACGGCATTACCGGCCACGACATACATGAATTTTACTGGGTCTAACTTGACTTCTTCTGGGATAGATTTAACAGACTCATAAAACGCAATTTTATCCTGAAGCCTTGTCACAATAGCCCGCAGTTCGGTGACACCCTCGAGAGTTTGGGCGCGTTCTTTCTTGCGGCCGATGACTTGGTCGCGAGGTTCACGGGGAAAGTAGAAACTATCATTCGGATATAGGTCGTCATCCATCACTTGGCTCCCGTCTTTGGCTTAGGTTGTTTGGCGGCGATAGCGGCGGTCTTGGCTTGTTGCTCTTGACCCTTTTCCTGAACCTCTATCTTCTTGGCTTCTAGTACTAACTTAGCTCGCTCAATTTCCTGCTTATTGTCTATCTCCTGTTGTTTGAGGGCGTGGTCAGGGGTGTATTGGCCGGAAGTGTCGGGTTGAACCTGCTCTGGTTGGGAGCTGGACGCGGCCTGAATCTTCGTCTGGGCGGCTTTTAGTTCGGTCTGTTGCTGGGTTGGAGAGGCCATTTGTGACGGCTGGAAGCCAAGGTTCTCTTCCTGCTGGCGCTTGATGTCTTCCGGGAGGTCTTTGTAGTTAGTAATCAGATTCTCACGAGGTGGCGGGCTGGCTTCGGCCATTTTCTGAATGGCTTGCTGAGTTTCCTGGTCGTCTAGTTTAAGGTTTTCGGGATTCTCAGTACCGGAATTGTCAACAATAGCATTCCACAAGGCGATGGATTTCTGAGGCGGGATAATGCCCTGCAAGAACTCGGACTTATCGAGGAACTCGCTGAGGCCCTGAAGGCTTTGTAATTCCTGTAACTCTTCCTTCATCTTGCTAGTTGAGGCGTCAACCTCGAATTTGAGGGCTTCGGTAGCGGTTGAGTAGTTGATACGGATTTTGTTGTCATCAGACAAGAGGCTGGGGTCAAACTTGCCTTCGGCGGCTAGTTTACGCAGTTCCTCGGCAGTCTTCTTATTAAGTTGCAGCTCTTCCACGCCCTCACGTTCGGCGAAGTACAGGTTAATGGCGGTCTCACTCCAGCGCTCGAACCAAGTCTCGAACTGCTTGCGAACATAGTTGTCGTCAATGCTTAGGTTAGCCTTGCTGGCCTCAACCCCTTGGGGAGTTTTACTAAATCCCGGGTTGCCGATTTCGGCCGATATGCTCGTATCGGGACTAGCCAAGAGGTTGAGCATTTGGGATTTCATTAAGCCGTAGTTGTTGGGGAAGTTGGCGAGGGCAGTGCTGTCAATAATTAGTGGTTCAACATTAGCGACGTTCTTATCCTGCGAACCAACGTCAATAATCACATTTGGAGCGAATTTAATCTTGTTCTTAGAAAAGTTACCACGCTTAATAAGAGGCGGGTTGAGTTGCAGGGCCCGGTTGTATTGGTACATCTGCATCTCGCCGTCCATTAGGTTTTGGAGCGAGCCAGTCAAGTCTATGATACTACGTCCGAGTGGATTAGAGCCATCAATATCTCCATAAGCGAAGCTAACGGGTAGTTCGCCGCGAGGGTCTTTGTTTATCTTAGTACGAACAATTGTGCCGATGTAGGTTTTGTCCTTGCCGGTGCCGGTGGTTTGAACGTGGAAGGTGTAGAACTTGCTCTTAACGCCGCGCTGGAAGCCAGTAATCAGCTCCACGCCACCCTTAGTGTTGATAGACTTTTCGCGCTCACTTGGCGTCTTAGCCTTCTCGTCCTTGGTTGATTCAATGTTTTTAACAGCCCTGAGCGCTTCAATGTCCCAGGTGCGGTCGACACCCTTGCCTAGTTTTTCCTGTGAGGCGATTAGAGCATCGATGTCGGCCGTTTGCCACCAGGAACGCATAAAGACGTACTGTGATTCTTCATCACTAATCTTACCGGGCTGGAGGAACATATCACCCCAATACGGTAGGCGCAGGTCGGTACAGAAATAACCGCCGTGATTAACGAACGGAGCGTAGGTTGGGCAGGAGCCGAAGCCCAGGAACTTCTCGACCACCATCCAACACTTTTGCAGTAGGGCATAACCCTCATTGGCATTAGGAATGATTTTGTCGGTATATATAAAAGAAGCCACTACACTCAACCAATCATTGGTGGTGCTTTTAACCTTGCCGGTTGGTAACTGTTGAATGATGCGGTGCGGGGTCTTTCTTATAATAGACGCCAACGTGCCGTCGGTTGTCTTGGGGTATTCTTTAGGTATAGAGCCGTGCGGCTTGTTACGCATCAGGCGCTCATATTCAAAGAAATTGTCTGTGAGACCCTCAGTATACTGTTGGCTGTCTCGGAAGCGTTCCACCAAATTTTCGGGCTTCAAGTACTGAAATGTGGGCATTTTTTATCTTTCTCTCTGCATAATATCATATCATTGACTTTTCTGTTCCACCATAACCTCCGAGTCAGCTTCTTCGGGCGTATAGAGATAGGTACGCTTAGCCCAAACTTTGCCGTTTCGCTTCCGCATAATCTTTAAATGAACTGGTGAACCCTCGAAGTCAAACACTAAAACCTGCCCGACCTCCAACTCTTTTTGCCCCTTTTTTGTTAAGTCGGGTGTTATGTCAAGCCACACCATCGTGTATTTCCTTATTCTGGGCCTCAATCGCGTGAAACACCAGTTCAAGGTCGTAGCCATCCACCGAGAAAGCTGCCGTCGTCCCGTTGGCGAAGTAGGTCTCCACAAAAAACCCGCCGTTTACTTTGATTATTGAGATTCTTTCTATGTTTACATCCATTACTTTGCCCATATCTTCGTTAAATTACCACTAGTATACTCTTCTTCCTCATCTTCTTGGGGGCGGAGCGACTCCATAGCGTACCTCACAGCGTCCATAGCGTCCGAGAAGGCATGGTTAGGCGATGGTTTGCCGCCGGTTTCAGAGCCCATAACCTTACCAGTTAATCTATCGGTCTTCCACATGTAGTTTCTGTAGGCTTTGATAACATTTAGGCTATTCTTGGTCACGGAAATCTTCTGGTCCTGCACCCACTGGATGCCAGTAAAGACAGAGCCAGGCCCCTTCTGAGCGCCCAGCATGTTTATCCCATACTCCTGCATCTCAGCGATGCTCTTCGGCTCGGCAGAGTCAGCAATGCACAGAATGTTCTTATACTCCGAGTTCTCAATATAGTCGGCGATTCTACGGTTGCTCATGCCGGTCTGAAACAGCAGCTCGTCAATAATATAGCCGCCATTATAGTAGTGAACAGCCACCAGCACCGCCGGGTCGTTAGCATAGCCAAAGTCTAGCCCTAGACGCTCTACGCGGGCCTCGTGAGGAATGTCGTCTATGAAGGTCCAGCCGGAGTAAATCTTACCCTCAACCTCACCAAGCTGCCCAAGTCCGTAGACCTTCCACCATTCTCTATTGTGTTTCTTAGCTTCAATACTTTGAACGATGTCACTTGCCAGACTTTCGTTGTCTTTATAAGTAAGAGTAATAAAGTCGACGTTCTTTTTAACATAGTCCACGTTTGGGTTATTAAGAATCTCTGTGTAGAACCAGAACTCATTAGTCGGGTTCCAGTCAAGCCATATCTCTCCCTTAGTACGAACTTCCAATTGCTCAAAACTCTCAAACGGACAGTTATTAGCCTCGTTCATAAACAAGATGTCGCGCCTCGGTCCTCTAACCTTATCCGGCGTATCTACCCCGAAGAACTCTAATCTAACTGTCGGCGAGAATGAATAAATAAAGTCTGTCCTATTCCACTGCGCTTCTTGGAAGTACTTATGCCCCTCCATAATATTAAGAAAATCTCTCATCACTCCACGCTTCAAGTGCGGAAGGCTTTCACTAACCACGCTCACCAACAACTGCTCGCCATTATTAGCAGCAGTCTGGCACTTGTCTATTAGAATCAGCAAGATACTTATAGTCTTACTAGCAGAAGTTCCCCCCGCCGCAGCTCGGATGCGTTTGTCTAGTTTTAACAGTTTGTGTGTGGCGGTTACAGCTTTAAACTCACCCATAATAATTCGCAGTATAACACACACATAAAATTTTAGACTTCACGCGCGTACATATTTAAGAATGAGTCTATACCTTCGTTTCTTTATATATACCCTAAAGCAGATATATGGAAGATATGACAATAGGGGGCCCCTTTTAGTATATATATGAATGGTAGTAGGTGGGTGCTTGTGCTTGGCCCTGGGCTGGGAGGG